AAAGCTACTACTTTCTTAACTTTAAGGAGCTAAGGTGACGTTTACCCCTGATATTACCGAGAATATTCCCCTTAATGTCGGTAATCCAGCATCTTCTGGTCTATGGACCAATAACGCTGAGGACTACGATGTAGCCATCGGTGGTGTGCCATTCATCATGGCTCCTACTGATTCTAACCCATACCAAAGAGAGACTGCCCCTTATCGTAAGGATCAGTTTGATAACTCTCGTGAACCTGGCGAGCAGTCTCTTACAGGTTGGTGGATCCGTAGTCAGTCATCATTCCATGGTGGAACTGGCATTAAGTTCTATGACCCATCTTCGGGTGAGTCTACAGGCTATAGATTCTTTGATAGCCAAGGTGTCAATGTATGGACTAAGGGACAGGTAACACTACTTAATGATGTAATTGAGAACCATAACACCACAGGCGCTATTGACTCTAATGGTGATCCTCGTCAGCACCTCAGATCCATACGCTATGGAACTACAGATGCCGTTCTCTTGCACGATGATTATGATGTAGATAAAATCGACAGCGCTGGTAACTTAACGCATTTTATTGATTACAATGCTGGAGTTAGTGACAAGGTTTATGCTCTCTGCGATGATGGCGTTTATGCTTATTGGGTAACCAATGATAGCGGTGGCGGTGCTGGAAAACTACGCTTCTATAAGAAACTTCTTACTGGTGCATCTGGCTCTGGAGATATCCTTATGTTCTCCTCTGCTACAGTTACAGTAACAGCAGCATGTATGGAGTTTGTTAAAGATCGTATTGTGGCTGTTATCAACAACATAACTTATGAAATTGCTCCTAACGCAACCTCTTTTCCTACTGCTTTATACACTAATCCTAACCCTAACTGGATTGCTACAAGTATCGCGGCATCAGGCCCTGCTATCTACATCTCTGGTAACTCTGGTATCTACTCAACAATTCAGAAGTTTACTCTAAATACCAACGGATCCATGCCTACCCTTACACAGGCAGCGGTAGCAGCAGAACTACCACCAGGAGAAATCTGCTACAGAATCTACTATTACCTTGGCTATATGATGCTTGGTACTAGCAAAGGCGCTCGCGTTGCTGCTATCAATGATCAAGACGGTTCTATCAGCTACGGCCCACTAATCTTTGAATCGAGCCAACCTGTCTATGACTTCTGTGCTCGTGACAGATTTGTATGGTGCGCCTCTGGTATTGGAAGCCTTGATGCTGGTCTTATTCGCATCGATCTTGGTCAGATTATCGAAGGTGAAAGCCTACGCTTTGCCTACGCTAACGATCTTCAGTACACCCAGACCACAGTGCATATGACAACTGGCTGTGCTTTCTTTGGCTCAAGCAACAGACTTGGTTTTGTTACTGCCTACAATACAACCGATGGTCACGTATATCGTGAGAATACGTCTCAACTACGCTCTACTGGATACCTACAAACAGGTGCTATTCGGTATGGAACTCTTGAACCCAAGAACTATAAGTTCGTTCGTGGACGTGGCGATGTAACCAATGGTGCTATTGATATCCAGACTGTAGATTCGTCTGCAAACACCTTTACAGTTATCACCTACAACGCCTCTGTAGGCACTCCTGAGGCTGCTACAGGCAGCCCTGTGGGGCCACAAGAGTTTATCTCTTACAAGTTTACGCTCTCACGTAGCGCAAGCAATACCAGTTTGGGTCCTATATTTAAGGGCTACCAATCTAAAGCTCTTCCAGCAACTAAGCGCCAACGCTTGATTCAATTCCCTGTGTGGTGCTACGACGTGGAAACCGATCGTTACAATGTGCTGACTGGTTATGAAGGCCGTGCGTGGGAGCGTATTCAAACACTAGAAGATATCGAAGCTGCTGGCGACATCATCAATGTCCAGGACTTCACCACAGGAGAGCGAGTACAAGCCTTGATTGAACGTATCAACTTCACCCGTGTAACCCCTCCTTCAAAGCGTTTTGACGGTTTTGGAGGGTTGCTATCCATCACAGTTAGAACGGTCTTATAGTGAGCGCCGTGGATTGGGCTGCGTTAATTGTAGCCATAATCTCTATATCAGCATCCTTTGCAGGGATCGTTCGCTGGCTTGTTAAACATTATCTCCATGAACTGCGTCCTAATGGAGGCTCTAGTCTTAAAGACAAAGTTAATTTATTAGAAGATAAAGTTGACCTATTAACTGATTTAGTCAAGGAAATATTAAAGAAATGAGAGACAATGAAACCTGTTGCGAAATCAGCAAGTCCTGCTGCTATTGCTGTTCTGAGGCAAGCGACAGCATTGTGGCCGAAGCGAAAGAAACTGTCAGACGGGTTATTGCCGTCGTTAGCCCATCAACGCTTGAGCCCGAATTCGGACCACAATACTGGTCTCGCGGTTGATTTAACCCATAACCCTGATAAAGGGGTAGACTGTGCTGTTATATTTGAAAAACTTAAAGAGGACGAACGAGTCTCTTATCTTATATTTAATAAAAAAATCTGGTCCCGTGATAAAGCTAAGTCTGGCAATCGCCCTTATAGTGGCAGTAACCCTCACACTAAGCACCTTCATATTTCTATCAACGCTGATAAGGCTAATGACACTAGTCCTTGGTTCTGGTGGGTAAACCAGCCTAAAGTCCTGAATCAAGTCTTGGCTAGTTTCGCCCCCCAACCTAAGAAAAAAGTGGTACTCTCTGCACCAGTAGCAGTGTGTAACTGCTGCCCTGTACATACCAAACGAAAGGCAATCTAATGGAGCAATTCAAACAAGTATCTCTTACTTGGTTCCGCGCCTCAGCAGCCGCTGCAGTCGCACTATACCTTGCTGGAGAAACTAACCTGAAGGTGCTAGCAACAGCAGCCCTAGCAGGTTTCCTAGGCCCAGTGCTCAAGTGGCTTGATCCATCCGCCACAGAGTTCGGTCGTGGCTCTAAGTAAAGCCCTATAACACTCCTGAAACGCCTTCTAAGGCTGTTTTAAGACACTAAACCCCCCAACCTGAGGTAATCACCTTAGGAAGGGGGGTCTTTTTGCATTTGCATAACCATGATCTTGTGATATATTTCCCCTGCGGGAAACCGTGGGGCAGAAACTTCAGATGACGGGGTGACGGCATAGCCTAACCTAGCCTCCCTGACTCACCATAATTTTTATGGGGGGTAGGGGGGGCATTTCTTAGAATCTGGGGTTCAGGCATATAGGAGAGCAATTGCCAACGTACGATTACGAATGTAGGACTTGTGATACCGTCCAAGAATTAACCCTTCCGTTTGAGAATGTTCAGGAGATAAAATGCGTTCATTGTGGCAACGTTTTATTCAAAGTATTTTCGGCCAATCCGATCCACTTCAAGGGGACTGGCTGGGCTGGGAAGAGCTAGACGAATGCGATTACTGTGATTCAACTTGCAAAGACTGTCCTTACTGGGATAGTCTCTGGGAATGAGCAAACAATTACCTAAACATATATCCTATTCCTCCTTCAATACTTGGCAGGAATGTGGTTGGAAATACTATCTAACTAAAGTAGAGCAAGTTCCTGAGAAACATGCAGTATGGTTTACAGGTGGTTCTGCTGTACATAAAGCCACAGAACTGTGGGACAAATTCGAAGTAGGCACAACTAATAACTTAGATGAACTGTGGAATGAAGTATGGTTCCAACAGATTAAAGAAGATGAAGCGCTTCATGGTGACATGAATACTTGGGAATACCGCAGTAGAGAAGATATCTCTTGGTGGTATGGCGAAGGTAGATGGATGTTGGAGCGTTGGACAGACTTTATGTACCCTGATAAGGGCTGGTCTGTATACGAAGATTTTATCGAGAAACAGTACGAGATACCTGTTGGCGATACTCTGGTCAAGTTAGCCATCGATCGCGTACTGACTGATTTCGACGGGAATCGTGTGCTCGTCGATATCAAAACTGGTGCGTCATCCCAAAGACACCCCCTTCAACTTGCTGTCTATGCTTGGGCATTAGATAAGCAAGGTATATCAGTCGATAAGGCTGGTTTTTGGGATGCACGTACCGGTCACATATCCTTGTGGAATATCGACCACCTATCTCCTGAACGTATTGAGGATATGTTTAATGGTTTTGACAAAGCACGTAAGGCTGACATATTCTTGCCCAACCTGAATAGTTGTGGCAGATGTGGATTAATCTCTCACTGTAAATGGCTTAACGGTAACCTAACAAGAAAGGAAAGCAAATGACCGTATCGAAATATCAGGTAAGTAGCAAACTTCCTGATGGTCGTATCTTCGTTATTGGCGGAGATAATTTTGCTGAATTCAAGGCTAACCTTGACTCAGCGCTAGGCAGCGTGGATGCAGATGGACTGCTCACCACTATGGCTAGTTCACTCGTTGGTGCGCCTACCAATATCGCACAAGCAGTTGCAAACCTAGCACCACTAGGCGTAACACCTGCTCCAACACAAACCTTTACACCATCTACCGCACCTGTTGGTAGAGCATGTAAACATGGTCCAATGCAAACTCGCACAGGTGCAGGAGCTAAAGGCCCTTGGAAGGCATACATGTGTCCTTCACCTAAGGGAACACCTGATCAATGCGAACCACAATGGATCCGCCGTAACGATCCTGAATGGAGTTCGTTCTAAACTATGAGAACTCTTGCTCGTGCTGTTGGTAGCAAAGACATTGGCGGTGAGCCGTTACCTACGGTTTTTCGTACCTTTGATACCAACAAAGTTGTAATACGCCGAGCAGAAGTCTCCATGATTGCTGGCACTCCTGGTGTTGGCAAATCAACACTTGCACTAGCGATAGCGTTGAGATCAAAAGTCCCAACGCTATACGTTAGCGCGGATACTAATGCTCACACGATGGCTATGCGACTGTTGTCCATGATTACTGGACGTAACCAAACAGAAGCAGAGCAGATGTTAATTGAAGATGTAGATAACTCACGAAAGATTATTAACGAACAATCAGGACATATCTTTTGGTCCTTTGAGTCAGCCCCGACTTTGGCTGATTTAGATAATGAAGTATTGGCATTCGAGGAGTTATGGGGATGCTCTCCTACACTCATCGTTGTCGATAACTTAATGGATGTTGCTAACGATTCAGGAGAAGAATTCGCTGGCATGCGTTCTACCATTAAGGAACTCAAATATCTAGCCCGTGACACCAATGCTGCGGTGCTAGTACTACACCACACGAAAGAGTCATATCCTGGAAATCCGTGCCAACCACGCTCTGCGCTGCAGGGAATGGTTGCTCAGTTACCAGCATTAATTCTGACTGTGGGTTCAAATGCTCCAGGATTTTTGGCAGTCGCCTCTGTAAAGAATCGTTACGGTAAGGCAAACGCTTCAGGGGAAGATGCGTTTTGGCTCCAATTCAATCCTGAAGTAATGAACGTATCGGACGTAGAGAGAGTATAGGGAGTGCGCTGGTGACAACAATAGTCGGAATACAAGGCAAAGACTTTATAGTCATGGCAGCCGATTCGCAAATAACCGAAGATAACCAGCGCATCATCTCTCCCAAGACACCCAAGATTATACGCATTGGTAAATATATTTTAGGTATCTCAGGCGATGCTCGTCCGGGAGATATCTTGACTTACAACTGGAATCCACCTGTCTACAAACAAGGCGATGAGATTCAATTCATGGGTAAATCTATTATTCCCTCTATGCTTGAAGCCTTTAAGGTTAATGGCTTTGACTTAGAAGGGGAAGATAAGAAGGAAATTTCATTCCAATACCTATTAGGATTCAATGGTAAATTGTTTTCTATAGGTGATGATATGTCCTTCTTATGTACAGAGTCAGGTTATTATGCTGCTGGCTCTGGTGGCTCGTTCGCTCTTGGGTATCTCCACTCGGTGGATACAAAGAAGATCAAGTCAGTTCAAGCTGCTACTTTGATAGCTAAGAAAGCCCTTGCTATCTCTTGTAGGCTTGACATCAACACTTGCCTACCTATACAAATAGTTACGCAGAGCAAGTGAAACACATAACCGAGTTACGTCCTGACTACACTCGGGCGATGGATATACGTGGTAAACCAACCACGGTATGTGTGTGTGGTAGTTTCTTATGTGAGCTTAAAGTAACATTCGATGAGGATGGTACGATAGGGATGTATTTCTTAGATATGGAGTGTGCTGACTGTGGAACACAAGCAACCGCTCCAACGGAGGAAAGATGAAACTAACAACAGTATCAATGCTATCCGCGATTGCACTTTTTGTGGCTACCTTGCCCCACGCTGTGGGTGCTTGGTTAGTGAAATCGACACACCAAGAGGTTGGGTGCAAGCAACTGTTCGCAATCCAACCGATCGATCACAAGACTAAAGCAAAGAT